ATCACATCATGTTGGTCCATCACGTCTGTGAGGCCACGCGATCCCGGTCTTTCGATAAGATCCTTCATGCCACTCACACCAGCGTCTACAAAGAATTCGTCTACAGGTCTGTTGAACTTGTTTTGCACAAAAGCCTCTATGGTCTTCTTCTGCTCATCAAGAGAGCTGCCGTCCGAGACTTGTTGCTCGGACGAAACTCTGATGTAACCGTAGATGTTATTGATCTGCTTGATTGGTGTAATCATGCTGCCTCCTTACAGTTGCATTTTAAATAAACAGTTTTTTTAATCTCGTTAGTTGCTGGATTAATGAAATTAATCTCTCTCTTACCAGTCCCTTTACAATCCTCACAAAACTCAAGGGTTTTAATGGTGGTTATAGAAACCAACTTATCCTCAACATTGATATGAACAGCCATTACGCCACCTCCAACATAGATAGTGGCACTCTGTAGCTACCGTTAGGTAATTCAACAACCGCCTTAGTTCTGTTGATCTTAGTAACAGTACCCAAAGTCTTTTTAGTCTTTTGAACCACATAAACTTCCATGCCGACAGCGATTTCACTGAGGACCAAAGATTCTGCTCTAAGCTTTATGAAAGAAACTAGATCGTCAAGCTCTGCTTTTGATGTAATTTCGTTTATTAGTGATTTAATATTTGTCATTTTTTCTCCTTTTTTGTTATTAATTAAATATCTCACACATGTATATTACAGGAAAAAGCAAATATGTACAACTATATATACAAATAAATATTAATCTTTTTTAAGGTCGTCATCTCTTCCAAAAGCGAGCTGATGGATGACTCTCTGCAAGCTGTCGAGCTCTTTCTTTTCTGCTACGTTTATCTTCTTCTTCTGTAGCTCTCGGCCCCTCTCTCCCATCAGCTTGATGAGTATGCTCTTGTCGTATTCGGTCAGTAGTAATCGCATGTCTTTGTTCCTTAAATTTGTCGATCAGTTTATTGTAAAGTTCTGTGTCTATGTCGCGCATAGTATGAATGGCGCTTATGTTGGTTTTGTAAAATTTTTCTAAACTATAGTTTGTGTCTATTCCAGATAGAAAACCAGTGATTAATGTGTAGATGCCTTCTGCAAATTCTTGGTCGGAGTTCACCTAGTCTAATCCTAGTTTCTTTTTTAAGGCAGCTGCTTTCTTCTCTCTGTACTTTCGCCTAAGAAACATTTTGTGTTGAGTCCTGTACTCTCTGTAACTCAGTACATCTTTTTCTCTGTTACGAGATTTTTCTTTTTTGTACTTGGCATACATAGATTCACAAAACTTATCGAAGGCAGATCTATTATCATTCAGGCTTATATCTATATCGGACATAGGTTTTTCTCCTTTAACTTTCTCTCGTTCTCTTTTCTGATTTCGTAACGCTTGAGCATGGCCTGTTTTTTTCTACTGGCTATTTTTCTGTTCATAACATCTCCAATGCTTTTACAGCTGTCGGTTCATCTTTTTCATATCTTAATCGGTTTTCTCGCCATTGCTCAATAACATAATCGGCTCCGCCCACAATATCGTGCTGGCGGTCCAGATGTTTTTTCATAATTCTTTTGAGGGCCGCTGGTCCAGCTTGTTGGTAATTAGAGTTGAACAGTGCGTCCAAGGTGCTTGCGTAATTTTCAAATGCCATACTAAGCTCCTAGTTGCCATAAAAAGAAAAACAAGAAACCACACATTACAATGCAGTAAGCTGCTTGCGATGCGTAGGCCTTGAGAATCGTGCGTTTGGTTTTTATCATAACGCGATCTCCTTTAAAGCAGTTAATGGCAACGCCAACTCTCCTCTTGCTGTTTTAGTAAAATCTTTTGAGTCAACACACTTTAGTTGTGCGTAGTCTTCTCCATCAATTTTTCTAAACCCAAGCACAACAAAATGGCCAGCCACTTTGCCTTTTACAATTTGATTAATTTTCATATCTTCTCCTGTTAATCCCAATATTGATGACCGGCCCACCTGTAACCATTAGCACCTGATTTGACCCAGCTGCCGTTGTAAGGTTGTGGTTTTGGATATGCTTCTTTATCGAACTGCATTTCTGGAAGATCCCTAGACCAATCGTTGGCCGCTACATACGGTATTTCAAGTTTGTCCTCGAAGACCTTTTTGTGGCCAAAACATTCAAATGTGTATTTCATTTTTTCTCCTTTGTTGATTTCACAATATGCACCTTACATGAAAAAGTTTATATGTGCAACTATTTATAACATACAAATATAAATGTATTTATTGTTGCATATAAGTACAGATAGTGTACTATGTATATGTGAGATATAAAAAAAAGGAGAATGAAATGACCGAAGTAACTATTAAAATCAGAAAACCGCAGATTGTGATTCCAACTGAAAAGACAATCAAATTCACAGCTGGGAATGATGAACCGGCCTTTGGAGATATCGAAATGGTTTTTGAAACCTTTAAAGGTTATGAGCCTGACGCAGACTTTCCAAATGCGTCTTTAGGTGAATATGGAGAAGTGAAATGTTATGACTATGGCTACTACTGGGAAATGGGAGACATAGTTAAAAAGTGGAAAGATAAAATAAGGGAGGCAGCATGATTATAGAAGTTAAACCAAATTGGACAGGAAGGGTATTCAAGTTCAAGATTTCTGATGTTGACTTTGGATATAACAAACCAGTTTATGCTTGGCACGAAAAAGGTGAATGGCAAGAAGTGGTAAACGGCAGCCATCATTATCATCTTTTGGTGAGTGAGCTTGAGTATGACCCAAAAGCAAAAAGATGTTTTCACTGTAGAGAGTGTGAAGTGACAAACTACCAAGATGATGTTGAGTTGCTTTACGAGGACATTGGTAACAAATTACCTGTCAGAAGAAACGCTTGTACTGACCATGCTGATTTCTACTACATGGAAAAAAGAGCAAAGGATGTGATATGAAATGGCATGAAAAATTTACAGGGCCCGTAACCTTCGGATTCAGCTCCGACAAATACGGTGAGGTCGAATGGTCTTACAAAGATCAGGAGAAGCAGTGGCATCAGACTGCCTTAGTCAAACGCAATGACATAGTGGTCCTGACCAAACTATCAGCTGCTGATGAAAAAGAAGTCGTTGACGAAATGATGGTGGAGCTCGAAGAAGCTAACCAGCTGGTCAAAGATAGATCCAACGCGCTGGCCAGAAAGAGAAGGTCGGCTCAAGATTAGTTAGGGGTTTGCTGTAGATGAAATTGGGAAGTACCCAAATTCATTTACATCGTTTGCATCCCATATCAAGTCTTTAACTTTAACTTTTTGGCTTATAACTTCTCCAGCTTCGTCTCCTCGACTGCCATAGCCACTTAATCCATGTAGCTCTGCATATTTAGGGGAGAGAGTAACAAAATCTCCTTCATTAATATTTTTTATACCTTTAGGTACTGCTCTATAGATTGTTACTTCTGCCTCTGGGTTGCCCCTTGCTTTTGTAATTGCGTTATAACTTTCTGTGTTTGCTAATCCATATTCATCATCTGCAAATCTTTTTCCCGGTGCATATATTCTTTGCCCTTGAGAAGAATAAAAATCATCAGGATAGCCAGCCTGATTTCCAGATATGTCTTTTGTTAAATCATCCAACCTAATGGCATCTGGCTCTAATCCTCTTGCTTGATGTTGCATTCTATAAGATGTATCTGGCTTGAGTGCAGCTATACCTTTGTCTGCATCTATAACATTTACTTGGCTTGGGTTGTTGGTCTTGGGTAGGTTATCAGCTCCGTAGTATTCGATGTCGTTATAAAGTTTTATCTCGTTCCCACCTTCATTAATAGTTCTAAAGCTGTTGGGGTTGTCTAATTTAACCAGAACATCGTTGTCCACAATAGAGGCCTTGCCGTTTATTATTGATTTGACACCGTAACCCTGTGGATCAACAAAAACATTTTGTTTCATTGGATTAAAACCAAGCGTTAAGTCTGGTTCAAATATGTCCAAGTCATCGTAGATACCACGCACAGAGGCCATTGGAAACTTAGGCTTGGTTTTGCTGGCAATAGAGTCTCTGGCCTTTTGATTAACCTTGAGCTCTATTGGTACGCCATTAGACTTGACCGTAACGGCTGGGTCATAGCTCAACGCTGTGCCTGTACCGATATTTGATTCTGAGTCGCTGATCTTTCCGCTCTTTAAGGTTTTTACATCATGTATGGTTTGAGCTTTGAATTTTGCTAAATCAGGGTCATCAAAAGAACTATTGAGGTTTTTGCGTACATCTATAATCTTGCCCTTTTCTACATTCGTGGGAGTAACCATTTTTTGTGTAGCTTCTTGGGTACCCGCTGTTGCTTTGCCTTGATTGATAAGATCTTGTGCTTTTTGTACTTTAAGTGAAGTAATGCCACCCTTACCAGCACTAGATATTGTTTTTGCTACGGCAGCCATCGCTGCTGGAAATTTTAACAAACTCCCTATCGTTGGTCCCGCAGCTGCGCCTATGAATGGTGCTGCATAAGTTGCATCTCCAAGAACTCCTAGTGCTTGTGCTCCAGCCATACCGTAACCGCCGAGGCCTCCGCTTTCGATGTTCTCAAGAATAGAAAGATTTGGTGGATTAGAAAAAGCTTCACTAAACGGTTGGTCTTTGGGTCCCATAGATGAATACTGACCTTTCGCATCTAAGAGAGCAGCTCCGGGAGCAAACATACCAGAAAAGTTTGCCATTTGTCCCGCGCTTGGAGTGTACTCCATAGAAAGATCTTGAGTTCGCCTAGCGCGATCTGTGTTTTCTCTTACTGCTTGTTCTATGAGATCTCTTAAAGACATCGTGCAAGTTTATCACCTAAAGCAAGGACCCGTAAACCAAACAGAGAATGTATCGCTAAGAGAAAATATCTATATCGTTTACTGCACCACCAGTGGCAAATTTTTTGCCAAACTCAATTCTGTACTCTGGACTGCCTTGAGAATCAAATCGCGCTCCAGCATCAACAAACGTATCCCTTTGCGGCTGGTATCGTACCCCTAAGTCGCCAGTGGCTCTGCCACGCTCGTCTATGTTAGCTCCCATCCTAAAATTAGTATTATTAGCTATGGGCATGTCTGGGATGCTGTAATTCAAGTTGGCCCGCGATTGTGGTCCTAGACTGGCATCGAAACCAAGTCTACCGCTGTCTCCTAGCGGCATCGATCTTGAAATATTGTACTCAGGTGCTTCGCCTCTTAACAAAGTTTGTTTGAGGGCGTTGGGTATTCTTAATTGTTCTAGGATCTTGGGCAAGGTGAAATTCATTGCTACTTCTTCTGTCGGAAGGTTATTTTTGATGTCGTTTTGTATACCTACGTCTAAACCAGACAGCTCAAGTGCTTTGTCTGTGCCTAGTCTTTTGATAGCGTCAAGTAGCGGCATGCCTTGCAATAGGTTGCTTTGGAAGCCAGAGTAGTCTGACTCTTGCTCTGTAAATTTCAACTCACCCAAAATATTGGACTTTCTTGGTATGTTTAGATCTTCAATTCCAGCCATCTTCTTCTTTCTGTTTATAAATACTCCAGTTCGACTTTATCACATTTAACCAGTCGTCCATAGACATGATGGCCATTTTTTGATTGTCTACCTCCCATTCGGGATTTACTGCGTGTAAGGGTATGGCCACTCTTGTAGGAACGCGATTGAACTTAAAAATCAGGACGGGTATGGTACCTTCGTTGTCTGCCGAATCGCACACTTGCCTCCACCATTCTGGCTTGAGCCAGTTGCCCTCTTTGTAGTGCTTACACTCGACAGAGTGAAACGGGATGTTGATGTCGGACTGCCCAGCGGTTTGGTACTGATCTAGGTTGCGCTTACAAGTTACATCAAAATTATTTTGCAAAAAAAATTCGTTCAGGATTCCTACGACCTTTCTCTCGTAACTTGCCCCCTTGGTTCGCGAATTAATCGGCATCGTCAGGAAATTTCCAATCCAACTTTTTTTGTATACATGTGCAAACTATACCAGATGAAAAGGGCGATGAGTTTTTTTCGTTATCGAGTGTGGCTAACTTAGTTATATTTACCTCGGCCACGGCCAAACCAATATATGGGTGTATGGGGTCAAAAAAAAGGCTCCAGCTGGGCAAAAACTGAGCTCTAGGGACTCCAATGTTACTGTTGTGAGCACACCGTATTCTTTAGTGTACATATCTGCATGTTAATATACACGCGTAAGTCATTGATTTCATTAGCTTTTTTGCTAATTTCTGAATTTTTCTGTTTTTTTCAGGGCCCACCGGGGAAGAGGCCTAAAACTAAGTTACCTACCTTATTTATCTGTAGGTGAGTAGTCGTCCACCTCTGCTCCTAAAAGCTTGGACAATCGTTCTTTGATGTCGTCCTTGCTCATCTGATCTACAGACGCATTGATGTTAATGTTCTGGGATCTATTGATGGATAAACCAGCTAATTGATTGAGCTCTTTGATGGCTGACACAGCTGCATTGAGCTGTCCATTCTCATACGCTTGCTCTGTTATCTTCCACAGCATACTGCCAGTCTTGGCTGGCGTGATGGCATACTTCTCCCTCAGTTCGTCTTGCTTAATCCTTATAGCCTTAACCACATTCGGATAGTCCTTACCATTCAGGAACTTGTTGGCAGCTTGTGCTGGGAACTCGAAGCCAGCCTTTCGTGCTGCTTCTGTCTGGCCACACGCACCTTCGGTGTAATGCCACACGAATGATGACTGCATCTCAGTCAGTCCATGCTCGTCATCCTTCTCGAATTGTGTAGGTGTATTAACCAACTTCTCTTTAGGTTTTCTTGGTCTTCCTTTCGTTGCCATGTTATTCCTCTATGAATGCCATATACTTTCCATCGTCTATTTTTATTATGGCTATTACGTTTTGTTGCTTCAACTTTCTTATCACACCTGAGTAGTTCTTAACCGATAATATAACAGCTTTGATGTCATATCTTTCATCGCTGGTTTGTATTGTAATCGATTCTAGTTTACTCATCGTTATCCTCATACAGTGTAAGGGGGCAGTGTATAGCACTCAAACTCTTTCTTATGGTGTTCTCTCCCATTTGTACTGTAACCATGATTAATAGTTATATATATAATATAGATACACTAATACACTAATAGTAGTAATAGCCTTATAAATAAAGGAAAGTTCGACAGGGTAGCATTTTTCTACTATACCCTGTTCAGTGTACTCACCCCACCCTACTCTACTCATATACATACATTGCTCCACATTACCACACACACGCTCTCTCTCAACACCTCGCCACACAGGGTAGGCTACCCTACTTCCGCCTTATTCTTACACTCAGGCTGGCTCTGATTCCATGGTCATTCAAGACCTGTTTCAGCTCCGCTAATGCTAAATCACCCTCTCGTCTGACGACCTCACCAGCCTGTACAGTAAGAACGTGCATGTAGTCTTTGTTCTGATTATCAGGCAACGACACCATGACCTCTGACTCACACCCCGGACAATGTAAGTTCGTGTCCATGACGTAACCGTCATCATCACTGTCGTGATCTCCACGCCATATTAATTTCTCACTGCAATGCCAACACCTCATATCATCTCCTCTTATCTCTTAGTAACCACCAATCTTGTAGTGCAACTATCA